TTACTGGCCAAATATATTGAGCTACTAATCATGCCTATTGGAAACTTTGAGATAGTAGGCAGTTATGACAACCAGCGGTTTCCAAACATAGACGCTTCCAGAACTATTAACATGTTTGAATATGTTGATCTTCTGGCAAAGAAACCGCGATCACTTATCAGTACATCAGGATTGCAAAATACCAGTCTTGAATTCCCCAATGCTGCTCCTACAGATGGTTTTAGAATGGAGTATGTTTTGAATGGATTTGAATATTTTGTTATTGGGCAGAATTTCTATAGAAGGGATTCACTTAACAATGTGGTTCAGCTCAACAATACATTAACTCAGCCAATACAGGGAACAGGATATGTTGGTGTTGATGCAAACAATGCTGAAACAGGTCCGCAGATACTTTTTGTTGATGGACAGAAAGGTCATATTTATGACACAGGGACAGGAATATTTACTTATGATGTGAAGTTAGTTGATACAGCATTTCCTGAAGTTCCAGTAGATGTTACTTTTCTGGATGGGTTTCTTATTGTAGCTCATGGTGGAACTAATACGTTTCAGTTATCCGCCCTTAATAATGCTTATAGCTGGGGACTTGTAACATCAACCACAGTGACATTTGATAGCACCACAGATCTGATTACGCCAAATACAGGGACAATATATTCTACGGGAATGCAGGTTGAATTTACTGCAGTAGGTGGGCTTCCTCCTGAGATTGTTACTGCAACGCCATATTACGCAATATTTGTTTCAGCAACTACCATAAGGATTGCGACAACACTTGTGAATGCTCTTTCAAACACATTCATAAATTTCTCAACAAATGGTACAGCGCCTAATACCATTACCAATGCTGGACTTGTTGCAAATGGAACACAGGCATTTGCACCGGGCCAGCTTCAATTAGGCGCTATTAATTCACATCCCGGTACTGTTGTTGCCTGCAGAACATTACATCGAAGATTATTTCTATTCTCCGAGAATTTCACTGAAGTATGGGAAAATGCGGGTGAAGGAACAAATCTCCCATTAAGAAGAAATAATGCGCTTTTGATGGAGTATGGCACTCCCTCTATTGGTTCTGTGGTTACAGGGTTTGATAAATTAATGTTCCTTTCGCAGGATAGGGATGGTCTGGGCTCTGTCATGGAAGTGATTGGTACAGAATCTATTCCCGTCAGTAATCGTGCGCTTGATTTTCAGCTTGCCCAATATGCGCAGGCTAATCATGTGAGTGATGCACGTGGAATATTCATCAAGGAAAATGGAATCATTTTCTACAGACTTAATTTCACACAGGCAAATCATACATTCGTCTACAATGTGACACTAAGCAATCCACAAACCGAAGAAGGCAAGCTATGGCATGAGGAGCAGGTACTAGATGGGGACAGACATCCAGCGCAGACTCATGGATATTTCAACGGAAATAACTACTACGGATCTTACAATAGCCCAATTCTTTATCAGGTGGATCAGTCCTTTGTTACTAATAATGGGGAAGCAATTGCAAGAATCAGAATTGGACGCCCTAATTATACCCCTACAACGTATAACCGAACACGCATAGATAGATTCATGCTTGACTGCATTCAGGGTCAGACAAATGTTACTAATCTCACGGGAATACTTGATCTGCTTGCTGAAAATGGAAATGTGATTCTCACAGAAGCTGGGATTGATATCATCCTTGAATCAAGCACAAACACGCCTATCTATGATCTTAACCAGCCTCCTGTTTACTTGTCCTACTCCAAGGATGGTGGTGTCACGTTTGGTTATCGTCAAACCGCTTATCTTGGTGCTATTGGTGACAGGAAGCATAGAACAGTGTGGAGAAAGTTGGGAGTGGTTCCTAGAGGACAAGGGTTTGTTCCCAAGATTGAATTCTTTAGTTCCGTTCCCTTTACGATTCTGGGAGCAGCATGGTTTTATGAGGTATTGCCAGAATGATATCAAATAGAAGGGCAAGTATTGATCAATTTGTATATTATGATCCCCTCATCAAGGGTAAGAATGACAAGATGAGCGAGGTCTGGATAGCATCTCTTAGCGCATTTATAGACACACTGAATGGCTATATTACCCCATTCGGATTTCTGACACCCCAGATGACAACTGATCAGAGAAATTCAATTCAGTCGCCTCTGAATGGACAAATAATATATAATACAACCCTGAATAAGTTTCAGGGATTCGAAAATAATTTATGGGTTAATCTGATATGAATACATATATTTATGTTTTAAAAGACCCTGATACTCAGCAGGTAAGATATGTTGGAAAAAGCGATTGTCCAAGAAAAAGACTTAATCAGCATAATTGTTTGATGTATAAAAAAGGAACTTATTTATCATCGTGGCTTATTTCATTAAAGACAAGAAATTTAAAACCAATTATGGAAATTATCGATATTGTCGATATTAATAACTGGAAAGAATCTGAAGCTGTGTGGATTGAATTTTATAAAAAACAAGGATGTAATCTTGTAAATTTAACTGTTGGCGGAGAAGGTTGTGATGGATATAGGCATTCTGAAGAAAATAAAATAAAAATGTCAAAAATACAGAAAGATGTATGGAAAAGAGGGGGTAAAAAATATATTCCTACATTTTCTGGTAAAAAACATACTGATGAAAGTTTAAAAAAAATGAGTTTATCTCAATCAGGTGAAAAAAATCATAGTTATGGAAAAAAAGTCCCTGAAGAGATAAAAATTCATTTGTCAAAAAAATTAGGGACAGAAGTTATTGTAAATGGTGTAAAATATCCATCCTTGCGACAAGCTGCAAAATCATTAAACATGATATGGCAAACATTTAGGTATAGATATAAAAATGGCTTACAATTGATTTAATTTAATCTAACCATAAGGATATGGTGCGATGGATCCATCTACATTAGCAGCACTTTCAAGCATGTTTGGGAATCAGCGTAGTCCAGTAGGGCAGATCGTAAATGGTCTTTTTGGAAATTCTGACGAACCTTATAAAGCTGCTCAGAAAGAATATGAAAGAGCGTATGGAATGGGTAAGGATATCCAGAACCCGTTTATGCAATATGGTCAGAATGCCATGCCAAAGATGAATGACTGGCTGGAAGGTCAGCGTGACCCTTCAGGATTCATCAATAATTTGATGGGCAAATATAACGAATCTCCATGGGCTAAATTCCAGCAGGATCAGTCTGCAAGGCGTTTTGGCAATGCAGGCTCAGCTACCGGAATGACCGGATCAACCCCACTTCTTCAATTCCAGCAACAGAATATGCATGATATATCCCAGCAGGATATGAGCCAATGGCTGGCTAATGTCCTTGGAATTAATACCCAATATGGACAGGGATTGCAGAATCAGGTTGGCGTTGGCCAGAATGCTGCAAATGCTTTAACCAATATGACCTCTCAATTTGGCAATAATATGGCTGAATCTGCTTATGGTCGTGAGGCTGGAAGAAATCAGGATAGAAATAGTATCTGGAGCGGGTTGTTTGGATAAAGGATTAATTTATGGCACTCCCATTACCTAAAGTTGTTGCGGATGTTGAGGCAGGCGGTCCATTTGTAACGGCTGCAAAGGGTCTTAATGCGCTCAAGGAATTGCAGCTTAAAAATAAATATTACGGACCAAACATTGAGTCTGAAATCGCTAACAGAAATGCTTTAACTGAAGGCCAGAATATACATAATCAATATTTACCTGAAGAATATCGCATTGCAAATGCATTGAACCAACAGAAATACGAATGGAACCCAAGGAATTGGGAATCTGAAATTGGATTAAGAAGTTCACAATCACAGCTTGGAAAAGCAGAAGCAGAAAAAATAAATTATATATTAAAACATCCGGGATTAATGGGCGGTGATGAAGCTAAAACCATTCAGTCATTAATGGATATGGGATATATACCAAATAAAGGGTCACAACAATCTCAACAAAATGGACAGTCTTCGTCAGGGCAGATGGTTCAATCACAACCCTTGTCACCACCAAATGCAATGCAAATTCCTACCCTTGGAAACCAGACTGTATTTGATCAGACTAGGCCATTTAATACTGGAAATGCTATGGTAGATTCTATATTAAACAAGCCTTATGCAGAAACAGCTTACAGAAACAAAATGACACATGGATTTAATTGGGTTCATCTTCCGGTTGAAACAAAAAATCAATTAGTTGCTCAGGGATATGGAATGGGCATTGAACCATTAAAAATGATGGAATATGTAAACAATGGGATGACTCTTCAACAGATTGCGGAGAAAGAAGGGCTTGACCCAGAGAATTTACCGCCTCCTATATATTCTCCTACTACAGCTACAAAAACACGTGTTCAGCAAGTTCAGCAGGTTGGAAATGAACTTGACTATTTATCAAGCTCTACCACTCCCATTATCAAAAGATATGCAAACACATTTGCTGGATTTTCAGGAGACAGAATACGAGACATGCTGAGTAATGATGTGGCTGCTCAAAAAAGATTTGGACAATATATTGGCGCTTTATCTGTACAGAGTGGTCTTGCTAATGGACGTGTTCTTCTTGAGGGTGGTCGACCAGGCGTTGAAGTAATGAGAATGGTAAAAGACAGCGCATTGCAAGGAATTGATCAACATTCTCCTATCAAAATGTCAGGTGTTGCTTATGAAGAAGCTCAAAAAACTATTGATGATATATTGCATAAAGGGGCAAAAATCAGAACAACAACTGGAATGAATCCTATGTCTGAGATTGGCAAAAATAGAGACAAATCATCAGAAAAAGAAATTGAAGATATGACCAAATTGTCTGATGAAGAATTAAGGAAAATCATCAATGAATGATAGAAAAGATTTAGCCAGAAAGGAGCTTGCACGACGAGAACTGGAAAGAAGAGGATTGCCGGTTTCTGATCCATCATTAGAAGATGAACAAAAAAGAAGAAATGAATTTATTAATATATCAGGAATGAATCGCGGACCTTTTGACATCATGCAGGATATTGGTACTGGCGCGATGAGAGGCGCTCAGAATGTCGCTGCCACTCTTGGAGAGGCCGGACAAGGATTAGGCGATATCATGCAAATGATACCGGGATTTAGTTCCATTCAGAAAGGAGTTCAGCAAGCTACTGGATTTAGTCTGCCTGATGTAAATATAAGAGAAGAATTGGGATTGGGCAAAAACAATCCTGTTGATTTTCAGAATTTGATAGGAAGCAAAAATCCAAATCCATTTATTCAGTTAATGGCTCAATATGCTCCTGGGGTTTTCTCTGGTGGCGCTACATTGCCTGGACAAGTCGCTTCTAATGCAATTTATGGAGCAGTTCAAGCCCAGCCTGAACAAGAAAATGCATTTGGATTATTGCCATCCGGAAGAGGTGGCGCCGCTATAGAAGGAGGAGTATTGGCATCATTGCCAGTTACAGTTCCAAAATCATTTCAGGCCACTAAAGGTGTATTCGATAAATATTTAAATCCTAAAATGACTCATGAAAATGCTTTAAAAGATATTGGAATGGGAAAATCTATTTCTGAAAATATTAATGAATTAGGAAGTAGATTGAAATATGGGCAAAAAACAGCCAAAGAAGAAGCTCTTATACCAAAACGAGAGATTATGGCTGAGAGTGGAGATGAAAGAATATTTCCATCACAGAAAAAAGGTGAAAAGATTACAAGTGATACAGCTTCTGTTTTCTCTGAACATCCAGATGAGATGACGCCTCAAAAGACGGCAGAATATCAGAGAGCATTAAGAAAGTATTATAATGATGGGGATATTGATTCTTTGATTGAAAGAGGAGAAAGTATTTTTGAGCATCCCGGATTAAGTGAAAATCAAATCTCAAAACTTGATGAAATGCTTATTCCTGAAAAACCCTTAAAAGGTGAATACCTTAAAATAAAAAATCCTGATGAGCATTATTCTGAAATTATTCAGGAAGCACATGATGCCTATTTAAAAAATCCAACTTTCAAGAATTCAGACAAATTGAGATCTCGATTATTCAAGAGAATGAACGAACTTGGCAAAAGAGAAAAGGCAAAGACAATAACTGATTCACAGGAAAAAGAACTTGGTTCATTAAGAAAAAATCGTAATGCAATAATCAGGGATCAGGAAAAACTAATAGAAACATTCACTCCTGAAAATCAAAGTAAATATGGAAAATTTAATAAAACTTGGCGTGAAGATGTACGATCTTATGAAGATGCTGGAAATACAATTAAAAACATGAAGAATGGGCATCTTAAAAATGTCACTCCTCAAAATATAACAAAGGCCATGGAATTTCCTGAGTTAAAGCCTGAGTTGCAAAGAATATTAAAAGACATTGGTCCTTCTGGAGTTGATAATATCATTTTTAATGAACTTGGAAGGACAAAAGATCCGAAAAAATTCATTGAGATTATAGATAATCTTGAAAGAAATAAAGGATTTTCTTCCTATATAACACCAAAGGTTAAGGATTATGCTAATAAAATAAGAAGTCAAATCAGAAATAGAAATATAGTGAAATATGGAGCTGGCGTTGCTGGAACTGCCGGAGTGTATGAGCTAGCAAAAAACGCATTAAAATAAGGATATTTTATGGCAGTCACATTTTCAATAGCGCCGAACCCACACTGGGTGATCATCGATAATTTTTCCAATTTACCAATTGGAGCTGCCATATACACTTTCAGCAGTCTTAATCCTTCTGTTTTTAAGCCAGCATATGAAGATGCTGGTGGCACTACACCTTATGGACAGCCAATTGTTGGTTTTGGCAATGGTACAATGCCACCTATTTTCTGGGCATTTGATGACGCCAATCCTGATGATCTTTACTACATCCAAGTATGGGACAAGGTAAAGGTTCCCGGTGGTGATGCGGTAATGTTATGGGATTTCAATGGCCTATCTGGTGGTGGAAGTGGAGGAGGCGGTGGAACAATAACTACCAATCTTGATCTTGAGAATCTTATTATTAATGGTGAATTTTACAGAAATGTCGGTAATCAGGTGGGCGCCCCATCCATTCCCACAGCTATTACTCTTGCTCCAAGCAATAATTCAGCATTTTGCGGTGTTGGCAACAGCGTTAATGATGGACCACCATCACCTGATATTATTTTTGCCAAAAGTGATACTTCTGCAAGTGACAGTATTTCATTTATCAATTTTGTGGAAGGCGATACATTTTTTTCGCCAAATCCAACGCCAAAACAATATGCAAACTATACATGCACGGTAGGTGGTTCTGAGACCTACAAATATGTACAGTTTCCGATCGTTACTGGATTGCAGAATATTAATGCTGTGAATATAAGCATACAAATGTGGAACCGGTATAATGGCGGTGACACCAATATAGTCTTCAGATTGAGGCAATTCTTTGGAAATGGTCCGGGTGCATCTCCGGATGTTATCACTCCTATAGGATCACTTAATCTGACTGCCGGAACATGGACTAAAACCCAATTCAATTCCATTCTTGTGCCAAGTATTGCAACAAAAGTACTGGGCCCATGTGGAAATGATGCGCTTTTCCTGCAATTATTTTTCCCATCCTCAGTGACCATTGCTCTTGATTTCATACTTCCAGCCATGTATCTGGGTAATGTTAATTCAGCGATTGATTTCCATACCCTTGATGAGGTTGATTCAAGTGTCAATTCACCAAGAACGGGTGATATTAGGACTTCACTTAATTCATTTAGTCCATATGGATGGGTGCCAATGAATGATGGAAGTATCGGTAGTGCTACTTCAAGCGCGACAACCAGAGCAAATATTGATACTTTCCCACTTTTTGACCTTATCTGGAATGCCATTCCTGATTCGGAAGCCCCGGTAAGCGGTGGTAGGGGAGCTAGTTCAATTGCTGATTTCTCGGCAAATAAAAGGCTGACTCTGACCA